GAACAGAGACAACAGGTCATCGACAATGCCTGTAGGGAATTCGCACTCCATGGTGTTGAGGTTTACGAGAAGGAGATTGGCGAGCTCTATAATGATCTCGTTGGTAGTGACAACAGCATTCCGTATATGGGTTGGGCAGAGGCGTATGCAGCCGCACTTAGTAGTGATATGACTATGTGGACTGGCTAATACCCCTCCGACCTGCATGTCATTAAACTGTTTTTGAAAGAGGGGGGGCGATAGAAGACCGTAGCCCCCCCTTTTTGACCCACAAGTCGGTAAACTGTTGGGTGTTTTAACACCCCGACCGAGAAGTCGAAAACTAATTTGTAAATACCGAGAGGGACTCGAGCGCTTTGTATGGCTAGGAAGCGCAGAGGATAAGCCAATTTTATATTCTATGGATACTGTAAACACAACTATTGACTCCCACGCAGTCACAAAATTCGTGGAACCCGAAAGCTTGTCCGAAATGAAGGGCACTTTTTCACCTGTAGATATTCCATCTTCTGAATTCGCTTCTATAGCGGAATTTTTGGCAAGACCAGTTTTGCAACACAACACGTATTGGGAGACCACCGATGTTGCTGGCCATGATCTCATAGCCACTGGCTTAGGGCTCCCAAGTGATGGGTTTTTGGCAACTAACCCTATGTTTGTTGAGAAGCTCAAGGGTTACAATTTGATCAGTGCGACCGTGAATTATAGGGTTCAGATAAACAACAACCCCTTCCAGCAGGGTAGGTTGTTGGCACACTTTTTGCCCTTTGGCGTTGAGATGGGCTTGTCCTATAGGGCTATGAGGAATTTCAATCTCACTACTAAAACACAACAGCCCCATATTGAGATAGACTGTAGGGATGCGGGTGCAGTTCTGTCGGTGCCTTATCTAGCACCCACTACTCATTATGAGTTACACTCCGGGCATTGTCCCGTTTACGAGAGAGGTAGATTGCATATCAGCGTGCTTTCACCACTCAAGACGGGCGCAACCGGCACACAGGACGTTGAGGTTGCTGTGTGGATCTATTTCACCGATGTTAAACTCAGAGGTCCTATCGTTCCCCAGTCAGGTGTGTCTGCCCCATCAACCACAAAGAAGGGCAAGACTAGGTATCGTGGATCTTTCATGAAAGATGAGGTTGATACCATGATGGAGTCAAAGATAGTCTCCAAGGGCCTCATGTCTGGGTCTAGGGTAGCTTCAGCCCTTGCCATGGTGCCAATGCTCTCCGAGATAGCTGCACCTGCTGCATGGGTCTTGGGTGTTGCGAGCAGTGTGGCCTCTAGCCTGGGATTCTCTAGGCCTAGGGTTGACATCGCACCTTCACCTGTCACCCCCGTGTATGATAAGTATCTTGCCTG